CAAATAACGAATCTCCTGATGTACCACTTGTACCTGAAGAACCTGAGCTTCCTGATGTGCCAGAAGAACCACTTGAGCCAGATGTACCTGAAGAACCAGACGAGCCATCGCTACCACTTGTTCCTGATGAACCAGAGCTTCCACTTGTTCCTGATGAACCTGAGCTTCCTGATGTGCCAGAAGAACCTGAAGTTCCCGATGTACCAGAACTACCATCAGTACCACTTGTACCAGAAGTTCCTGATGTACCACTTGTACCTGAAGACCCATCAGTTCCTGATGTTCCTGAAGTCCCACTAGTACCAGAACTACCATCTGTACCAGATGTTCCTGATGAACCATCAGAACCTGAAGTACCTGAAGAACCTGATGTACCACTAGAACCTGATGAACCATCTGTTCCTGAAGTTCCACTTGTTCCTGATGTACCACTAGAACCAGATGTTCCTGAAGTACCACTTGTACCAGATGTTCCTGATGAACCATCAGAACCAGAAGTTCCTGAACTACCACTTGTTCCCGATGTTCCTGAGGTTCCTGAAGAACCTGATGTTCCCGCACTTCCATCTGTTCCTGAAGTTCCACTAGTACCTGATGTACCTGATGTACCACTAGAACCTGATGAACCAGATGTTCCTGATGAACCACTTGTACCAGATGTTCCACTACTTCCTGAACTACCAGAAGTACCTGAAGTTCCAGCCGTACCTGAAACTCCCGATGTACCTGAAGAACCATTAATACCTGATGATCCTGAAGAACCTGAAGAACCCGAACTACCACTACTACCTGAAGAACCTGATGTTGCCGTATTACCTGTAATATATGCTTCGATAATACTAAAATCAATTTGTTCAGTTCTACCAGTGGTTCCTCCACTATAGTTAACAACAACAAAAGTTGATTCTGTATTAATAAACGAACCCGAAGGTAATTCTGATATTTTTAAATCTGCCATGGTAAGTAATTAATAAATATTTTCTATTGTCTTTCTTGATTCAAATAATCAGAATTTCCTGAGTTTATTTCTTGTTCTGTTGTAATATATGATGTAACACCACTTATTAAATGATTTTCTTGTGTTATTCTAAAACAAAATTCACAAACAACATTACTTATGTTCGTAAAAGTTGAGTATGGTGTTGTCCATTCAACTAAAATTGTTTTTTCACCATCACTACTATAAGTGTGTGTTATTGGGTCAGTATCTCCAACATTAACCACAGTTGTCGTACCATCACCCCAATATATCGTAAAATAAAAATCTTCAACATCTCTAAACGCACCGTAGTTTGTGGTATCAACAATTTCAATTGTGTCACAATCTATAAAGTATGCAAAATTTACAGGAACCAATTGACTCTCTACTGCAATTTTACCATCGAAAGAAACCATTGCACCATATTCATCAACTTTAGCATCCAAATAAATTGGTAATTGATGGTCTTTATAAATTTGTGAATTTATATAACTATTTGTACCAGTGATGTAATTCCAAGTTGAAGCACTGTATTTGTAATAACCAACATTTAAACTACCGGTTGTATTATAAACAACATAACCATCGTAAGGTGTTAAACCTGTTGGTATATATCCAGTATTACCACTCCATGGTTTTATATTATTATTATAATCAAACCAATTTTGTGAAGTTGTTGAAATTAATTCAACTTGTGGTATTGATTTTCTTGTTATGGTATGTTTTATTTTTTTCATTCTATTATAATTCTATGGTTCCTTGAGATCCACCACCACCACAATTACAATTATTATATCCATTTGAACCTACTATACCTGATTCATCAACAAATATTAATCTATAGTTATAGGTTCCTGATAATGTATTGGTGAATTGAACATCTGATATTGGGTACCTTAATCTATTATCTGAGTATCCTGCAAATGGTGTTGTACCATTTGCATCATATAATATGTAATTCATTAGTTGATTTAAATCAGATGCTTGTGAATATACAACCTGACTTAAAATATATCCTGATCCGATACAATAATCATATATATCAGGACAACCTGAACCGTCCGTATCATCTAATGATTTTGGAATACCAATATAATATGGATATAACACCGGTAAAGTTGTGGCTGCTGGTGTTGGAGTTGGTGTTGGTATTGTACCTGCTGATGGTGTTGGAGTTGGTGTTGGAGTTTCGGTTGGTGTATTAGTTGGTGTATTAGTTGGTGTTGGTGTTGGAGTAAATGGTAACGTACCACCTTTTTCATAAAACTTAATTGGGTTACAACTTGTTCCAATTCTTGTATTTGAAGTAGAACCACTATAAGGATAAATTTGATATGAGTAATTTACTTTATCAATATCAACTCTAAAATACATATCGGTTGATTCATCAATTTCCATAGATGAAGGATAAAGGTCGTTTGCAAAATCTATTATTGAACCATCTTTAGCATTATAAAATTTTGCTGTCATGAAAAATGTATTACCCGTAGTACTTCCACTTAAATTAGTTTCAATCAAAACACTTTCATCTTGAAACCAAAAAAAATACATGTTTTCTTTATTTCTATAATTCGAACCTGTGAATACAGGAACAAATATGTTATCATTGATAGGTGTATAAAAATATTTTTCACCTAATGGTAATGATAAATTTTTTGCAAAAACTAATCTTCTATTTTGTCTTGTTGGTGGTTCATATGTTGTACCTAATAATGGTGTTTTAAAAAATTCTAATCTAAAAAAACTTTCTGTGGATTGTTTTAACATCTTAGCATTTTCATTAACATCAATACCAACTAAAGAATAATCTAAACCATTTGTATATTGACCATTAGAATCTATAAAATAAAAATAGAACCATATATCTGATTGTAGTACATCACCACAAGTATATGATGAATGTATAAATCTTACAGTTTCATAATTTTCAATTGGGTTAATGATATCGTTAAGAATTTCTGTTTCAAATTCTTTCATATTTTCTTGCCAACCCAAATTTGTTTGAAAATCTGTTTCAGAATTTAATATAATACTTTGGTCAATATTTGAATTTCTAATTTTCATTAACAATCACTTGGTTTTTCTTTTGATTTATAATTGAATCCAGCAATACCATCAGATTTATTTTTATAATATCTTTCGTTTTTTAAATAAAAATTAATGTCTCTTTTCACATAATGATTTCCATTAACAAAAGGAAAATCGGTACCGTATCCATCCACGTCAACATAACCATGTGTATATAAATCTCTCCACCTCCACACTTTTTCTTGTCTATCATATTTTGCATTTTCAGGTAAATTGAATATATCATTTGTTTTTGCTGTCTCAGTATATGGTGAAAGTTCTCTTAACTTAACTTTATAATGTGGTTGATAAATCAACCCAAACATATTTTGAGGTGTGGCACCTGAAAAATTAGTAACACTTATATCTTGATTATGATCAAAGACATCTTTTCTTATTGTAAATTTGTGATAAGCATCACTTACAATTCTTTCTTTAAGTTCCTTCGGGTTATATTCTATAAATGCACCTATTAATGTTGTACCTGTAGAAAGTTCAGTACCACCGGTAAATGTGAGACCTGTTGTTGTAAATGTTGTATATCCTGATATAGAAGATTCTATGGACGTATCACCACTAAAATGTTCATCAATCCATGTATCATGAAAATTAAATTTCCAACCAACTTTCGGTGGATAATTGAAATATCCATTACCATTTTTTAATAAAACAGAAACATATACTTCAGTTGGTGTATATCCTAAATTATTTGTTAACCCTGATAATCTAAATGGTTCAATGAAATCATAGATTAATGATTCCATTCTATTCCTTTGTACTAATACATCATTATCTCCTGAAAAATTTTCAAACAATAATTTTTTCTCATCTTCCCATATAGGAGTTTCAAATCCTACATTATCTAAAATATAATCTGATGTTGTTGAAATTATTTTATGTTTATGAACATAATAACTTGAAGTTGTACCTGTTATGTCATTTATATCTAAACATCTTTTACCTATAAAAATTGTTGACCCTGTAATTGTCGTTCCCGATACATCATTTTTATCTAAATTAATAACGTATTTTTCTGAATTAAAAATTTCATTTCCAACACTGTTAACATAAAATGTTCTTGTAATTACATCACTAGTAAGTGTTGTTCCTGTTAAAGTAACATATTCACCTTGATTAATACCATGTTCTACAGGACTAGTTAGTTCATAATAATTTCCACTCGTTGATGATAATCTAAAGGGTATCCCATCTTTTGCTTGAAAGATATGTTTTGTATTACCAGTCAAAGTATATGTCATAGTGGTATTTGTATCGGCACTATAAACATAACTTAAATATAAATTCCAATTTTGATATGGAGCGGTGATTGGTGTAATTGTTGTGTGACTTGTATAACCAGTGGTTGTTATTGTTGGTGTAAACACACCTAACGTTGAACCTGAAACTGATGTTGGGTCTATTATTTCTCTATATACATCTTTTCTTAAAAATGCATATTCATCATAAGGTAAATAACCATCATAATTATTATCATCACCCCTACCTTTCAAATACAATCTATCTTTTAAATAAAGATAATCAGTACTTCCACTGTAGAGGTTTCTAAATACCATTTTTAATTTACCGTATATTTTATAATTAACACTTTCATTTCTTTCTTTATCATATAACTCATCAATATCTAAAATAATATCTTTATCACCAATTCTCATTAGTGACTCTGAAGTATCGAGATTTAACCTCATAGTTAAATCTTGTTCAGGTGCTCTTTTAAACCTTTTATTTGGTGATAATATTTCTTTTTTTTCTTCCATTAGTCAGTTGATGTAAATGCACCTTTTGGTCCAAAATATTTTATTAATAAATCTATTGATGTTTTTTCAGGTCTTAGTCCAAAGTAAAATAAAAATGGTGTTGATAAAACTTGTTTGTTACCTGTATAATTTTCTTGAGTTTCTGTTATAAACGTTTCAAATACATCCTTTTGATACTGTTGTGGTTGTAATGTCCACGTTTGATTCACAACTACATAAATGTTACCAATTAATGGGTCTTTTTGACTTCCATTTGTAACATGTAACCATATATCACCTTCGGTAAAACCAACTGCAGAACCAACAGGTGCTGACATACTTATATTTTCAAACCTTTCCAACATATCCTCATAATTACCTTGTGTACTAAAAGTACTATGTGTAGTTGTCATTGGTCTTAACAAATATTCTTCTTCCCCATCAAACATGTTATAGTTGGTTGATGAATTGTTGACATTTGATATTGAAAAAATTCTTTGTAATTTCATTGAGGCTATGGCGGTTCTATCAAATCTTTGTTGATCTGAATTATTACCATATGGACCAAAACCTGTTCCACCTTTGTCCCATAAATAAAAGGGTACCTTTTGAGAATAATCACCTAACCTATAATTCAGACAACCCCTTATAAATTCACCATTGAAATCAAATTTCAAATCAATTGGTGTTGGTCCATAGTTTGTTCCATTATAAAAATATGTACCATAAGATGGGTCTTCAGGGTCTAATAATTCACCATTGTAATTAAAATAATGTGGACTATCTAAATCAAAAGCTTCAATACCAGCTTCACAATTTATTGACATTAATTGAAGTATGTCACCATCAAAAACTTTTATATTAGAACCGTACTGTTGTCCACTGAAGAAATCACTCACATCGAATTTAGCATCACTAATATCTAATCTATAATTAATCGCATATTCAACAATGTTTGCCGGATCTTGATATGATGTATTTGTTATATCTCTTATAACTGAACAAGTTGGGTCTATTCTTGGGTCAGTACAAATTTCGTATAAAAATTCGTCCCTTACACCGACATCATAAAATGTAGTTGGGTGTAAAATTTGTTTGAAACCAAAATAATTTTGTCCAATAAAATTACCAACGGTACCCGTATATCTATAAGGTGTTGATCTATAATAAAAATTTTTATCTACGATATTATAGAATATTAATTCTCTTGGGTATTTTGAACCTCTTTGATTCAAATCAAAATCACCCTCATCGTCCCATCTAATTCTTTTATCAAATTTAAAAAAATATAATAAACCATTTAACCAGTTATCAATAAAAGAGTAATTCACAACACCACCACAGAAAAATAATCCAACACGTTTTCTTCTATACCATTCTAATAAAGCTTGTAGATTATTTGTTTTACCTTTAATGACAGGTATTATTGTAAATAAACCATCTTTTAATTCAGATAAACCAGATTTTGTTTTCCTATCATAAGTAGCGTTCTCGATTTTGTTCCAAGTTTTTTTATATGGTAATCTCTGTGTTGATGTATCACCAATCAAAGATGATAATAAATTTTTACCGGCAACTGTTGTTAAAGATTCTTCATAACCACCTGTATATGTTGGTGGGTTTAATGGGTCAAGTACATCTCCGTAGTTTGAACTTGTGCCCCACAAATATTTGTATGTAATACTTTCATTATACAACTTATCATATTTTTGACAACCTTGTTCAAAATTTAATGTATTATTTGTCGATTGTGTTGTTTGTGTTACTGACCTATCATAAATTCTTAATACCGCATAAGTGTCAGTATCAACAATACCTGTAGCAAATGATGCTTCTTGATAATTTAAACCTGTCAACTCATTAAATTGTTCGTTTGTAAATTCTATGTATGTATTAACACCGTCATTTTGAAATTGAATATAGTTTGTTTGTGACAATAAATTATTGAAAAAAACTAAAAAGTTATTGAACGATGTACTACCAGCAGCCGTGACTAAAGGATAAACATCCGCATAATATTTTGAATTATTAGGGTCATTTGGTATTGATACAATATTATCGTCTAAATTTACTAAATCAGAAAAATTTGGTGGTATTGTATTTATACATAATCCTTCGGTATTTCTTGCAGATTCATTAGGAAATATATCATCTAAAAATGTACTTCCCGCAATATTACTATTACTAAAATCTGAAATTGAATTTTGAATTGTTAATTTTACTATCCAAGAACCACTTGAATTACTACCGGTTAATTTACATTTTACCTCGGCAACTCTACAGTAATCATTAGAACGTGAAATATCTGAAGTAAGTGATTCATCATCAGTTGTACATTCTTCACAATCAGGATAAATTGTTAATCCCACTTGTTGTGTAAATCTGTCTTGTATTCTGTAAGCAAAATCTTTTAATCTTTCTGATAACTTTTCAAATGGTCTCCACTTAAATGGCCAACCTAAATAAAAATCATAAAGTGCTTGACCAAAAGTCCAAAAAAACGAACCAGCAATTTCTGCGAATTTTAATAAAATTACAGCATATACAAATTGTATGAATAATAATACTTGTGAAACTAATAATGTGAATTTAGTTCTATTTCTAAAAGCAAAATTGGTTGGGAAATAATTTGCTTTTGATGCACAATCTTCTTCAATGTTTGGTCTTATTTGTTTGATACCTAAAAACGCATCTCTTCTAGCTGTTTCATAGTGTGTTCCTTGAAAAGATGAAACTGTATAAACTTTACCAAAAATAAACTTATAAAAATAATCTTCAGGTATTCCACCATTGTTGGTGCCTAACATTAATTCTTTTTTATGTGTTTTTACTGTTGTTCCGTAATTTGTTGAATCAAACGTTAAACCGGTATATGGTTTGGGAACGATTAAATAATCTTCAAAAATATCTGAAAATGTATAACTAGCTAACATAGCTTCACTATACTCGTTCAAACTATGTACATCTGTAGGATTTTCATAAAATTCTCTTATATTTGGAACCAAATATTTTGCTGTTGCAATTTTACGGTCTTCGAAATTCAAACTAAATCTAAATCTTGCAATTGCCGTTGTTGGTATACCTTTGTTTGGGTCATTTGTAATTTCTTCTTCACCAAATTCATTTGTATAAACATATTCCATGTTCATTGGTAAAGCCACCATAACATTTCCATCATCATCAATTACTTCAGTGATGTTAAAATATTCCAATTCAGGATAAAGTTCTGTGTCATTTGAATTTTTAATTTTAAATCCGGTATATCTAACACATTCTACCTTTCCTCCTGTTGTTTGTAGATTACATTTGTATCCTGACTTTTTTCTAATCTTACCATTTCTCTTGACAGAATCCCCATTATCATCTGTTATTGATGATGCGAGAATTAAACTGATAGGTTCGATTTTTATATCTTTATCTGTTAAATCAAAATCTTTTCTTGTGATTCCAATATCACATAAATCTTCATTACCCCAAAAAGGGTAAACAGTTACAACTTCATCAAAAGAAACTATTTGTGGTAATCCATCTAAGTCTTCTGATGATTTAAAAGAATATGTTCTTTCAAATTTTTCTTCACCTTCACCTTTCTTTATAAAATCATATGGTCTTAAAGAAAAACAACCGATATCTGATAAATCTAAATCGACGTGAATTGTTTGTTGTCCAAGAGGAACACCCCATATCATAAAATCACCCGAATTATTAGTTTTTACTGTGTATACATAATAATTCTCATATACCTCAAGTACTTCTTCTCTTGTTAAAATATCTTCTTGGTCATAGAATGTACCTACTGGTACATGTCCACCATGTTGCTTTCTTGATGGTAACAAATTATATCTAAAATTGTTACTATCTTTATCTCCAATTTCAGTGTATGGATATAAAGAAGAAATTACAGGGTCATCAATATGGATATCTTTTTGTGGAACAAATATTGAAACTTTTGCATTTGGAACACCAAATCCATTGTTTACACTAACCCTACCACAAACAACACCATAGTCAGAGCATAAAGATGAATACACTTGTTGTTGTGAAAATTTTAAAGACAAAATTTCCAGTAAATCGTATTCCTGTTTTAACTCTACGGTTACCTTTTGGTCTTTACCAATATTTGTCGAAATTCTATGTTTTTGTAACATTCTTATAATAAATAGAAACTATGGGATTTTCTATTATTATAACGAAAAAACATTTTAGTATGTAGTGGTTCCCAAAGACTTGGTTCTTACTTTAATATCAACATTTGGAAATCTGATTTGGTATATCTGATTGCTTTTCATATATACGGTCATATCAGATTGTTGAATTTCTTTTGTTGTTTCGTTTTTATACGATTGGACAACTTCAGCTGACGAATATTGTCCACCTATTTTATTGAAAACTCTTATGTCTACCACATTTACAACACCACCAACTGAACCAATTTCTCTCATTAAATCACCAACAAATAATGGGTCACCCATTTTTCTTTTTTCTATTGCAAAAAAGTCTGTTGTATTGGTTATTGTGGTTCTAATTATATCAGTTGGATTTTCATTTTTATCAATCACTAAATCAATTTCTAAAGATAAATCAATTACCTCACCACTTTGTATATCGATATAGTCATTAATCATTCTATATTCAGAAAGATATTCTAATATATTGTTTTTCAAAGTTGTAGATACCGTATCAGTTAAATTACCCTTTTCATCATATGATAAAATTTTAATTCTAACTTTATTATCTTCTTCCATCACATTAACTTTAGCCGGCGCACCATATGTTGATGGCATCGTTTCAATTAAAGATTTATAATCATTGAGTGTAACTGCTCTTTCTTGTGCCGCAAAATTATAAGCAATCATATTTCTTAATTCCTCTATTGTTGGTTGGTCAGCACCTCCAACAGCCGGTGTAACATTTACTACTCTTACTGATTGTTCAACCTGAGAATTTATATCTGAATTTGGACCGTTTATACTAAATTCTATATTATCTATACCATCAATTACATTTACACCTAAGTTTGTATTTTTTCCTCCACCAACTCTATATTTGATGAAAATTGTTGTATTTGGTTTTGGAATCATACCCAATGAAATATTATTAAGATATGTTGCTAAGTTTACTTTCATTGAACCGTTCATGTAGTTGTCCAAATTATCCAAAGGATTCACAGTACCTGAACCAAAAGTCAATGAAAAATATCCTTCAGGTGTATATTCTGAAATAAATTTATTTGTAACATCTTTATAGACACCAGCTTTAAAATTATCCTTATCTGAAACACCTGTTGGGTCTGGTATGAATACTTTATTTTGAACTAAACTTTTTACTTCATACCATTTATTTGTAGATGATATAAATTCATTTGGTGTTGGATTTGATGTAAATGTTGTACCTTCTTTATGTATAACTGATACTACACCCAAAACATTTTGTTCTGGTAAATAAAATTTTAAAAAAGGTTTTTGGTCAACTTCCGTGATAACCTTTCTGAAGATTCTTGTAACACCATTTACAACCGCTTCTCTTTTAGTAATTGTATATGAAATCAAAGTGTTATTTGCATCAAAGTTTGGAATTTTTAATCTATTGGGTTCTCCTTTAGTATTGAAAGGATTTGAAAAATCAATATCTTCTAAAGTTTCAAATACTTGTCCTCCACCTGATAATTGTGCACCCGCTTTTATTAAACCCAAATATCTCTCATCTTCTTTATCACCCCTTACCGGTACATTTATTGAAAAATCACATAAAGAAACTGAAGGTCTGTTACCCGGTATTCTTATACCATATGTCTTAGCGATATGAAATAAAGATTGTCTCTGTTGTGCAAAATCCAACATTGTTTCTTGCCATACTCTGTCTATATGAAAATGTAAATTATCTGCAATAGCGGCATTTAAATCTAATAAAACCGAATATATTGATGCGTCGTTAGTGTTCTTTATCAAATCAGGATAATACTGAGAAGTTAAGTTTACTAACTCTTGTCTTAAACCTGCAAAATCTCTTGTTGCGTACGATATTTTTTTACTCATTATATATTAAGTATTATGAAGTCCGAAGATGTGAATGCTCCGTTATTAACTGTATATTCTATTTTTACTCTAGCGGTATAGGGTCTTGATGAATAATCGGAAACTCTAAAAAGTCTACTATCTTCATCCTCTGAAACTCCTCTTGTCTCATCAGGATCATCTTCAGCCGACATAACATCTATTGACGTAATGTCTAAATTTGGTATATAGTTTTTTACAGCATCTCTAATTTCACTTTCTATCAATCCAAATGTGACCATATCATTTTGATCAAATATGTATTGGTATAATCTTGTACCAAAATCTGGTAGAAAATATCTAGTACCTTTTCTTGTGACTAAAAGGTGTATTAGATTAGCTCTAATTTCTTTATCAGGAAAACCTGTCATTCTAACAAATTTACCCTCTAAACTGTCCCTAAATGGAAAATCTATACCATAAGTTATCGCCATATCAAATAAATATAAACAATAACAAAATGGTTATGTACCTTCTTTAACTTTTGTGTTACCCTTGAAAATATGAGGTGGGTCATATGGACAATTTACACACCCATTAGAACAACAAAATCCTCTCTTTAATAAAAAGAGAGAAGTCAGAACCATAAGTCCCGACTTCTCATCTATATAATAATCTTCACCCTCTACTAATTTCATTTTAAATCTTGGTAATCTCACAAGACGCTCCACTACATGCTTGTGCTGCATAGTCACTAACATCTTTGTATTGTGGTTTATCTAAAATTTCACCAAAATTCACTTCTTTAAATTGTCTTGTAATTGTTTCCCATTTATGGAATAAATGAACATCTTTCAAACAATAAATCATTTTCATCAAGTCATTTTTGAAATAGTTTTTTGCGAATTTTTTTGCTCTCGATATCCAATATTTTTTCAATATTACTTGTTCTCTTGTTCCTGAAACTTGTATGGTATCATCTAATAAGGAATCACATGCCATCCATAAATTATTATTGAAATAATGTAAACCATCTATAATCAAACCAGACGCTAATATCGCCCCTTTACCGTATGTTGTAACAAGTTCATCTAAATTTAAAACTGATGTAAATGGTGCTTGATTAAAATCTTTATCTCCGTAATCGGACATGAAACTTACTGCTGTAAAGAAATCTCTTTGTTCCCAAATATAATCTACAATCACATCTTTATCATCAATAATAACAGTACAAGATGTATTGTGGTTAACGGGCATATATGTACATAGTTCAGGATTTGTTCCAGAATTTACCCAATATTGTTGAACTAACTTAATTAATTCAAGATGTTTTATACCCTTCATATCTTTTTTGAATAAACCTTGTTTTGGGTTTTCAATAGGTACAAATACAACATAATCTGATTTAGTTGATGACCATACACTTTCCTCCAATAAAAATCCCATATTGTCAACTAACCATTTTGCTGTATTACTTTCTTTATTCAATTGCATGATACGAAAGTATTTTTCTGAATGTTCAGGATGTATACCAGATGCGGTACCTAATACTACAGATGCATTACCTGATGGTTTAACACAAGTTGTTCTAGCGGCTTGATTAATTTTAATTACATCTGCAACTTCTTTGTTTGTGTCTTTTACTACTTTAGCACCTTCTTCTAAAAGTTCCGCATTAAATAACTTAGGGTTATTCATCCAACCTGTAATACTAACACCTAAAAGTGCTTCTCTTTCAAATATTTTCTTACTAATGGGTCCTAAATAAGGGAAATCAGTATAACCTGCTTGTAATGTACCTAAGATAGAAGCATCTCTACAAGCTTTAAAAAATTTCTCTTTTGTTGTACATTTTTCAGCATTAATTTCTGTTAAATTACAACCTTGGATACCAAATTTATCTTTGTTATTTTTTACATAACTTTCAACATCATCATAATGTATCTTAGAAAAATCAACGGTGTCCAATACAGGTATTTTTAAAATTTCAAAACATGGATTAAACATGTCGAACCAACTGTTTGCAAACACAAATCCAATATCATTTGCACCATCGTTTAATTGAACTAAGTAATTAAATTGTTCCTTTTTTACTTCACTTCGTAATAATAAAACTGAATTATTACTACGACCTCTTTGTGGATTTTCTGTTCTCCAATTACCTGTTTTAGCATGAATCATTTCTGTATCGTTGGGGTCTACAATCATGTTCAAAGCTGAACGTCTAACACCACCTGATAATACCGCATCCGCGGAATGACAGATAATATCGAAAGCTAAAATTGGTCTAATTTTATTTCCCTCTATCGAAATCCATTTTTCAATTAATGATTCGATTTTTTCTAACGATTGTTTTAATCCTTCGGGACCAGGTGCTTTAAAACCACCACTGATAAATGCTCCCTTTTCTCTAATTAATGAATAATCAAATTTAATTTCGTATCCCGCATACTCAGGAAATGGTTGATTATCAGCAAAGTAAGATGATAATAGTACACCTAAAGAATCTGCCCATCCTTCGATTGAATCTTCAATATAAAAAGTTTTGGTACCTAATGTTCTTTTATTTAATTTACTCAAATTGTTTACAAATGGAATCAAAAGACCACCACCAAAACCACATCCAGAAAGTGCTAAATAAAAAATTTCTTGAAATATTCTATTACGTGCTATATGACCTGATGTACAGTTAAACATTCTTGTGTTATGTTTTGATATTTGGTCATACCTGTATTGTAAATTTCTTTGTGATGCTAGTACAGATTGTTCTTTCATACTTTCAACCGCAGATTGTAAATACAATTCAATTTCTTTACCATACTTTTTATACTTTTTTCTGTGTCCATCAATTATATTTTCACAAGCATCTTCCCAAGTTTCGTATCTACTTTCATTTTCTAACCATTTGAAATAATCTGAATGCAATTTTAAGTCACTCAGAAATTTTTTACCTTTCTGCATTTTTGTTCTTTTTTATGTTTATTTATTGTTTTATTAATTGTTTCTTTTCCTGAGCCTTTCTGTAAACTTCTTGTGCTCTATTCGCTCTTTCTTGTACCTTTTGTTCTTCGTACCCAAGTAATGTGTTTTGCGTTTCAGTATCTATAAAAAGAAATTCGTTATTGAATTTACAATTCGTGAATATTACACCATCTCTACCGATACGCGATTTCAATAAAGTAATTGTTGCCAAATTATGTTCTTTCTGTTCTAATGTTTTCGCGATAGAAAGAATTACGTGAGCAATTTGTGCTTTTTTAATCGATCCTCCCATCTGATCACTGTTTACAACTTCAGATGAAATTGATTCTCTGTTACCTTGAGTAGCAGTCCAAATTGCAATATCAAACTCATTAGTCATAGCCTCTAAACTCCTCATAATACTTCCTTCACCTTTCCATTCTTCACCATAAGTAGACCTCTCAGGTGTAATACAATCAACATAATCGATAATTAATAAATCAATTTTAAATCCATCAGA